AACTCATAACTTTGCCTCCTCTTTAAGTTCTCTCATCATAATTTCTACTACATCTCTGTCCATGAGAAACTCACTATCCTCTGCTCTGTAACAAGTAGCCTCCCATAGTTCATCATCAATTTCACCCTTATCTACATAAAAGAAATCATCTTTCTCAAACCAATCTATAACAATGTCATCATCAAGGTCGAACCATTTACTTAATGCTTCAATCGCTGCTTTGACTTTCATAACTTTTCCTCCTCACATTCACAGTTATCTATCAACTCACTACAATCATCACAGATTTCTTCAGCATCATAAGCCTCATCAGTTATTTCTAATGTGTTTCTTATGTCATCTGTGTAATCATCTTCCCAAACAGCAGTCTTAGCTACTAGCTCTGCATCTTCAGAGTCGGCAGCTTCTATCTCTACATCAAAGATAGACTCTTGTGTAAGAGTAACCTTTACATTAAAGAAAGCCATTACGCTGCCTCTCTTATATCATCAAGCATAGGTAATACTTTCCTTACCTTCTGCTCTCTTGTTATGATAGTCGCTGCCATGTTTGCTTTGTTCTTAAACTTTGAATGGCTACTCCAGTCAGTCATTGTATTGAACAGCGCCCATAAGTTACTTCCCATTTCTTCTACGTACTTAGCATGTATATCTTGTAGAAGAGAAAGTAATACCTTACTCTCACCTGCTAGATTTAGAAATACATTGTATGCTTGTAGTTCAGAGACAGCAGTTGTTGGATATAACTTCCAGAGTTCAGCGTTCTTCATGTAAACATCTAAGCTATGCTCTAGTTTATCTACAGCAATATCAGTATCTAAACTCTTAGTATGCTTTCCATAAAAGCTACTAAAGAAATCACCTATCACTTGTTTATTTAAACAAGCCAGTCTCATCGCACCTACTAGTGACATGAACTTCCAACTCCCATCATAAGAATTAAGAACAGAGATTGATAAGTCCATATCATCATTCTCTTTAATCTGTATTCTATGTGCTGGGAATGTGTAGGTAACTACTGTTCTTGCACCTCCATGTGATTGTTGTATGTTTCTTTCCATACCTGCTGTGTTTAATTCGCTACGATAGATGGCTCTCTCATAGTCAGGAATTATATCTGCGTTCTGTACGATATTGTATCCCTTACCTACGATAGATATGATGTTACCTTCATCATCTATTACAGCTTTGTGTGAATGAATCATTCTTTCGTACTCTTGTTCTTCATAATAACTTCCATTAAAATTATTAGAATCAGTACCCATTTCTACAAAGACTTCTTCTTTAGTCTTTACCCATAATGGTTCTGTACTCACTTTGATAAAGTCATCAGAAACCAATGGTTTATTTTCCATTAACATATTACTTACTCCTCTATTATTATTATTTAGTACCACCCAGACTAGTCTCCTGAATAGCATTCTCTACTACTGGACATTCCAATGGATAGTTTTCCATTGAGCAATGTCTAGTTACTTCACCGTGAGGTTCGTCTACTAACTTCATGTATTCACAATCTTCACAGTCAATTCCTGTTGCCCATACATAATCATATAGGTCTTCAATCTTTTCTTTAACTTCATTTATCATCATAAACTTTATCTCCTAATAGTTTCAACATCCCAGTCGTATTATCTAAAGCTGCTCTGATAATATGAACAGCTTCTTGTAAGTCTTTAATATCCTGACGAATCGAATCAGGTTCACACCATTCATCAGGGTCATAAGAGTTAGACACAACTCTTCTTGCTGCATCTTGTGCTTCATCTTCTATTTCTATCCATACACTTGGCATATTATTCTCCTCTATTAAATTAAGCGAGCCTTTTATTAGCAGAAGTCTTGCTCAGGACTTGCGTAGAACTAGCAATTAACATAGATTATATAAACTCATGGTTAATTACTTTCTTCCCCTAGTTTTTCAGGACTTCCACCAATTGGCACTAGCACCTGTGAGATATGACCATGTATCTAAATATACATGTGCCACAAATAAGTGAGCCTTTTTGGTTCTCTGGTAGTCATGCTCAGGACTCCGATTGTGACACACGATAAAGTATATACAGTTTGGGATACCCGACTGCTCTTACTATATATACATATGCCACAAGTAAGGTATATAACCCAGACATATCCCAAAGCAAAAGCCTATCCATCTTTCTTTATACTTAGGGTTTTTATATCTGACTATCTCATTAAGAATATTATTCTTCATGTTGTTCTCCTAAATTATTCCAAGTACCATCAGTATTTTTATAAAAGATATTCCAATGAATAGCCTCTACTATTTCTCTAAATTCAGACTGATTGTATTTAGATATATTAATCTCACTTACTAGTAGAGAGAATAAGTCTATGTCTTTCTTTAATAGTTTAATATCCTTGTTCATCATTCACTCCTTGTTTCTTGAGTTCTTTTTTCTTATCAAGAAACTTTCTAGTTCGCCATAAGTTAGAATGTCTTACAGCATGCTTTAGTTTATTAACAATAGGATGAGGTTTATTATTTCTCATCAGCCAGTCTAGATATCTGTTTAAGATTATAGTGAAACCATTCTTTACAAGATGTGTTATATAAAACATAAGCAGCCATAGTTAATTCCATTTGCTTATGTTTGTCAGTCGTAACACTACATATAATCTCATCAAGAAATTGCATAGCCTCATGGATAGTATCTTTCTCTAGAAACTTAGTGTTCTTTTCAGGATGTTCTAGTTCACCCCATTCATTTCTAAATTGCATAACTCCTCCAATAGTTATAATAAGTTTTGTTTCTTAATATCTTCATCATCTCTTCTGTCTACTTCATCTTCAAGAATAGAGTTACATTCTATAACTTGACAGTCTGTTGGCATTACAATAAGAGGGTCAATAGTATTACAATATTTGTCTTGTAAGTTAGCAAGCCATTCATAATTATCATGTGCTAATTCTAATGCTTGCTTATGAGTACCATTAAAATACCCAGACAAATTAATTTCAATACGATATGTCATAGATTACTCCTTATCTGTCAATACCTTCTCTAATATGATGGTCTATTACATCTTGTAATTCAAGACCATACAATTCAGTCTCATGCTTTTCAAAGAAATTCTCTGCTGCTTTTATCCTTGCGTCATAAGAATTTTCATCTATATCTACCTTATTACCACAATCACTACACTCATCAAGTCTTTCTATATTTAAAAGACCATTAAAGATTTTAGCATCGCAGCATTTAGACCGTAGCCATACATAAAATGGGCTCATAGATTACTCCTTATCTCTGATTGTCCATAAGACTTCTATCTTCTGAGAATCTTTCTCTCTAATCTCAATCAAATGAAAGCCTGCTCTTAAGTAATCTTCAGCAACTCTTATAGCATAATCTCTTCGCCATGATTGTGTTGTATTTTTACAGTCATTAACAACAGGAAGAGTTACCTTTACACCATGTACTGTGACTGTATAAAGTTTTTCATTTTCATTATCCATTGTCATACTCCTCATCAGTATTAAAATGTCTAGCCATAACTTGTTGTGTTTCAACATCAGTCATAGGTTCTTCTTGATGATTAGTTTCATCTTCTATAATTTCATCGATAGTCATTACATACTCCTTAGTTTATAAATTGCCCAGACGAATCCCATCGCTCCCCTTGAAGCCTTTAGTAAATTGATATGTGATTATGAATTTGCAATACATGATTAAAAAGAAAGGGAATCCGAAGACTCCCTATCTTTAGTAAGAGTTACTTCCTTGCCTTAGGTGACCAAGAAGAATCAATTTCTGAACGAGTAACTTGCTTCTTAGAGCCTTTAGGTTGTGGTACATATACTATCCCAAAGAACTTAAGATGAGCCTCATACATCTCATCTTTCATTTCTTGCAAGTCATCTGCTTGACATTCCAAGTCGTGTAGATACCTCTCTTTCTTAGAGATAGCAACTGCAGTAGACTCATCACCTCTAGAGTCCTCTTTAAGAACACCCCATTCAGCAAAGGCTTGAGTATATGTAGAGTTAACAAATCTTAAATCATTTGTTAAACTATAACACATACTTTTTAAAATCCTACCTTGTGTTGTGTAGGCTAAGTTATCACTATTCTCTGAGTCAAGCAAAGAGATAGACTGAATTACAGCCTTAGTGACAGTTGGTTTATTTTTATCTTGTTTCATAATTTCTCCATTTATTTTAAAAGTGACCGAAGTCAACGTAGCCATCCTCAAGTTGGTACTTAAGTCAACCTACGCTTTTTGGGTTGACTTAAGTACCAACTTGAGAAACTATGGCGTTGACTTCGGTTATCTTTTTAAATAAATGGACGACTTGAAATTATTAAACAAGATAAAAATAAACCTTATCTGTCACTTTGGCTGTAATTTACGTCTATCTCTGCTTGACTCAAAGAGAATAGTAGATAACTCTTGCCTACTCAACACAAGGTAGCCTCGAACATTCCTAAAAAGTATGTGTTATTCTATAGTTTAACAAATGATTTAGATTTAGTTAAATCACATATACCCAAACCTTTAACTGAATTGAGGTGTTCCTAAAGAGGACTCTTGAGGTAGATGAGACACTACAGTTGCTATCACTAAAGAAAGAGATAGTAGATACCGACTTGGATAGTCAAGTAAAGATGACTTAGCAAGAACTAGAAAGATTAGATGTATGAGACTCATCACAAAGTTCTTTGAGGATAGTTTATGTACCTTACTACCTAATGGCTTTAAGATGCAAGTTGCGACTATCAGAAATGATTCATCTTGGTTCACCTAAGACAAGGTTACTCTTACTTAAGATAGGGTGTCTTCGGAAGACCATTGATATTTAAAGAATGTATTGCGCTTAGGTGAAACTACAGATGACTGGTGTTTGTCATCTGTCCTCAATTAATTCATAATCACATTCATATTTACTTGAGTATTCAAGAGTGAGACAGGCGTTTCCAATGGAGAACCGCACCTACTAAGTTGTACTAGTGCATCTTTGATGTACTTATGTACAACTAGTGGGGTGGGGGACCCATTGGGTCGCCTGACGAACTTATAAACAATCAATCGCAGATGAGAGTAAATTTCAGTTCTAAGGAAAAGGGAATAATAACTACTTATTAATAGATTTGCTACTATTAGTTTACAAAGTGGGAAAAGTATGCTAAACTATTACCAAGTTTGCTACTTAAGTTAAACACGCTTTGCCTAGAACAGCTTTAAACAGACATTATGATTATCATTAAGATTGTTTTAAAATCTCTAACATGCGTACAACTTAAGTCTACTTAAGTACCAAGCTTCTCTTTTATTATTTCTTTAATAATAATCATCATGTTCTCTCTTTATGTTATACTTTAGTTTTTCACTAAAGTAATTAACTATGGATAAAAGAAAGAATAACAAAGGCAACCCTGCGTTGTATAAAGGAATGGCTCCTTTAAATCCTAACGGAAGACCTAAGGGTAGTATGAATAAGTGGACTATACTATCTAGAGAAATGCTTACAGAGCGTGGACCTGAGATAGTTCAGGTTATTATAGATAGAGCTTTAAAGGGTGACGTTCATTGTTTAAAGATGTGTATAGATAGAATAGTACCTCAAACTAAAGCTGTTGAGATAAACCATAAGAAAGATGATGGTGGTATTATTATCAATGTAGTTCCTACAGAACAAATCAAAGAACAAGCTAAAAAAAACAAACCTAAGCAAGTCAGAAATAAATCTGAAGATGCTGTAGTAGCTGAGGTACTAGATGAGTTGGGATAACTGTTTAGCTTTTGGTGAAAAAGGAGAGCGCTTAGTACTAAAGAAAGTTCAGCTCAAATATCCTAAAGCTTATAAAATAGAAGGTTTCTGTAAAGAGTGGGATATCTTTGTTCCAGAGAAAGGAATAGGAATAGAAGTTAAAAATGATAGAGCTTCCCATAGAACTGGAAATGTAGTTATAGAAGATAGTTATGGAGGCAGACCTTCAGGTATTGAAACTACTAAAGCTACTTGGTGGGCATATATTACTAAGTGTCATCTTTATTGGATAACTCCAGATAAAATAAAAGAATGTATTAAAGATAATAATATTAAATCTAGAGTTATTAAGCCAGAAGATATATATGGAGGTGGAGAGTATAAAGAAAAGTCTCTCTATTTAATAAAAGAGAAAGAATTTAAGAATTATGCTACTCGTTCAGAAAGGTTGGAATGGCAGAAATTAATGTAGAGTTACACCCAGCTCAACTAGAGATATTCAATTCCCCAGCTAGATTTAAAGTAGTATCAGCAGGTAGAAGATTTGGTAAATCCAGATTAGCTGCTTGGATACTACTAATTAAAGCTTTACAATCAACAAGTAAAGATGTATTTTATGTTGGTCCTACGTTTCAACAATCTAAAGATATTATGTGGAGTATGTTGAAAGAGCTAGGCGCTGATGTTATAAAGGATGCCTACGAAAACACAGCTAGGCTTACTTTAATCAATGGTAGAAAGATATTCTTAAAAGGTTCGGATAGACCAGATACGCTTCGTGGCGTAGGTTTAGCCTATGTCGTACTCGATGAGTATGCTTCTATGAAACCTATAGTATGGGAACAGATTTTAAGACCTACTCTAGCTGATGTTAAAGGTGAAGCTCTCTTTATAGGTACACCAGCAGGTAAAAATCACTTCTATGACTTATATACAGAAGCTAAGAAAGATGATAACTGGGAAACTTTCTCCTATACCTCTATAGATAACCCTTACATTGATGAAGAAGAAGTTGAAGCTGCTAAAAAGTCTATGTCATCTATGGCTTTTAGACAAGAATTTGAAGCATCCTTTGAAACTTTCTCTGGAGGTATCTTTAAAGAGGAATGGTTTATTACAGGAAAAGAACCAGAGGAAGGAAACTTTGTAATTGCAGTAGACCCTGCTGGATTTGAAGCTGTAGAGAAGGAAAGAGGACTAAAAGGTTCTAAATTAGATGAAACTTCCATTGCTATCGTTAAAATAGATAGAGATAAGTGGTGGGTTAAAGATATTCTACATGGAAGATGGGGAATTAAAGAAACTGCTAAGAAAATACTCAAAGCTGCTGAAGTAAATGAAGCTACAACTGTAGGTATAGAGACAGGTTCTTTAAAAAATGCTATCATGCCTTACTTAGAAGATGAAATGAGGACTGAGAATAGGTTTGTACATATAGATGAAGTACGACATGGTGGTAAAAAGAAGACTGAGCGTATAACTTGGTCCTTACAAGGTAGGATGGAGCATGGACAGATAAGTTTTAATGAAGATAAAGACTGGAAAGTATTCATATCACAGATGCTTGACTTCCCTAATCACCTTTCACATGACGATTTACTTGATAGCCTTGCCTATATAGACCAAGTATCAATTTCAGACTTCGCATACTCCATAGATTTGGATGAAGACTGGAAACCTATGGATGAAATTGCAGGATACTAGGTAATTTAACAAATAGTTGTACGCAACTACCTAAAGTGTGCTATACTCCACAGAATTACCTACGTTAGTGGAGATATTTCTATAAATGTTTGAAAATAAAGAGACTAAGTACCAAGCTTTAGCTGGCTGGCTCAATTATAGGTTAGAAAGTTGGAGAACTCACAGAGATACTAACTATGTAACTAAATGGGACGAATATTATCGTCTATGGAGAGGTATTTGGCTACAAGAAGATAGAACTAGAAGCTCTGAAAAGTCTAGAATCATTGCACCTGCACTACAACAAGCTGTTGAGTCCGCAGTAGCAGAGCTAGAAGAAGCAACATTTGGGCGAGGCAAGTGGTTCGATGTTCAAGACGATATGCTTGACCAAGACCCTAGTGATGCTGAGTATGTACGTAATCTTTTACAAGAAGATTTAGAGAAAACAGGGTGTAAAGACTCTATATGTGAAGTTTTTATCAATTCTGCTATCTACGGAACAGGTATTGGAAAGATAGTAGTCGAACAAAACGTAGAACGCTCTCCTGTTGAAGTACCTATAGAAGGTACTACCACTACTAATCGTCAATTAGTAGAATACCCATCAATAGATATAAAGGTAGAACCTATATCACCCAAAGAATTTCTTATAGACCCTTCAGCTAATTCAATTAATGAGGCGTTAGGCGTTGCACATGAAGTTATCAAACCTCGTTATCATGTAGTTGAAGGAATATTAGCAGGTATATATAGAGATGTACCTCTTGATGGTAGTTATGAGACTGTTAAGTTTGGTTATGACTCTGAAATGAAACAAGCAGATGAATCAGACTCAGTTAAGATTACAGAATACTGGGGTAAAGTACCTAAACGATTCCTTAAAGCTAAAGCTGATAAAGATGATTTCAAATATACAAAGAAAGATGAGTTAGTTGAAGCAGTAGTTACTATATGTAATGATGAACATATATTAAGAGTAGAACCTAACTTGTTTATTATGGAAGACAGACCTTTCATATCTTATCAACATGATATTGTCCCGAATAAGTTCTGGGGTAGAGGGATTTGTGAGAAGGGTTATAACAGTCAGAAGGCATTAGATGCTGAAATGAGAGCTAGAATAGATTCGCTTGCACTCACTACTACACCTATGATGGCAGCAGATGCTACTAGATTACCTAGAGGTGTTAAGTTTGAAGTAAGACCGGGAAAGACTGTACTTACTAATGGCGCACCGAGAGATGCTATCATGCCTTTAGACATGGGAACAACGGACCCATCTACATTTCAACAAGTTCAAAGCTTACAAGCTATGATTCAAATGGGTACAGGTAGCTCTGATTTAGGTAATGGAGATAGAGCTACAGCAAGTGGTATGTCAATGCAACAAAGTGCTGCTATTAAAAGACAAAAACGTACTCTTATGAATTTCCAAAACACATTTCTTGTACCTTTAATACAGAAGTCAATGTGGAGAAAGATACAGTTTGATGTAGAAAGATATCCTGTTAATGATTATAAATTCATACCTTATTCAACTATGGGTATCATGGCTAAAGAGTTAGAGATGCAACAAATGGTACAGATGTTACAGTCTATACCTAAAGACTCTCCTGCTTTTGATGTAATCTTATTAGCATTGTTCCAAAACTCTAGTATTCACAACCGTGACCAGATTGTACAAGCTCTAATGCAAGGTAGTCAACCTGATGAGCAACAAGAAGAGCTAGAGAATATAGGTAATGAATTACAAATACAACAGTTACAAGCTAATATACAGAAAACATTAGCAGAAGCTGAAGAAGAAAAAGGTAAAGCTATTAAGTGGCAAGCAGAAGCTGCACAAGCAGTACCTAATGAGATACAAGTAGAAGAACAAATTATTAAATTACAGAAAGATGCTTTAGATTTAGATAAACTAAAAGCAGATATAGCAAATCAACAATCTGAGACTGCAAGAAATATACCAGAGGTAGAACATCTTAAGTCAGAGACTATATTAAATCTAGCTAAGGCTAGAGAAGCAGGAACTAAGGCAGCAGTTAGTACAAGAATACAATAATTATGGCAAAAACTGACGAACAGTTTTTAAAAGATAGATTAGACATGTTTGAAACCGAAGGGTGGAGAGATTTAATGTCTGATATGAAAATTACTGAAGAGAATGTAGGAGACATACGCACTCTTGAAAGTGAAAAAGACCTTTGGCACGCTAAAGGTCAGTTGGAGATTCTAAGACAGTTACGTAGTCTAGAAGATGCAACTAAAATAGCGGTAGAACAATCCTAGTCATAGGACTCTACTTTAATATAACTTCATAACCCTAATGGGCGGAGACCAAAATGAGTATAGTAGTAGAAGAAACACTTTTAACTGAAGAACCAATAACAGAAAATCAAGATGTAGTAGTAGAACAGGAAACTCAGCAGGATATTATCCAAGAAGAAGTACAAGCTGAAGCAGACCAACCCGAATCTATAATTCCTGAGAAGTA